TTTAAAATAGAGAAATATGAATTAGAGAAATTAACTGTATTCGATAAAATTAAAAAGGCAATTACAGAATTATTTTACACACCCACCAAGACTATAGAAGTGAATGCCGACAAAGCAAATCAAAATTTTTAAATACGCCCACTAAGGCACTTAACAGTCCACAGGACTATAAACAAATATATAATAAAACATACAAATTAGCAACACAATTCAAATTCACATACTTATCTGACAACATAGAGAGTCATGCAGCACCTAATAACTCTAGTTATTATACCAAATCACAAGATCTGACAAATGCAACACACCCATTTTTACAAACAATAAAGAAGCAACACTTATTCCAAGAAGACATAGAATTAATGCAAGAATTAGAAAAATCAGGATTTGTTATAGACACAGGTACTGAATATAAGGCCAGAATAGGATTTCCAAAATTATTACTACACATAAATGATAAACAATTAAAAACAATAGCTGAACACACTAATCCAGAACACTATGATTATATTAACAACAATTCTCTTATAACTCATAAACTCAAAAATTACATGGATACTATTAACAACATTAAAGTACATGATATTCAAGATGAACAACCAGAAAAAGTAGGATTCATAAAAACTTTGGGATCAAAAATAGTGGATGAATCAAAAACAGTTATGATGTATGGGAAAAATAAACAAACATTATTTGCAGCAGCCAAAAGACAGATGAAGACAGCACCTAATCCCAAAGCAAAAATAGCAAAGAGCTTCATAAATTATGCAACAAATAGAATAGAAACAGAGATTGGATCCTATCTAGACAATTTCACCTATGATATAACACAATGGTACAACCACTTATCAGGAGCAAAACAAAAGCAAATGGATCCAATAATGATGTACTATACAAATCCAGATTTATTCTACCTGACATACAGTGAAGAGGAAAGAGATAGAATATTAACAACACACTACGAAGCTATAGTCAAAGCTGAATTACAACCTGAAGATGGAAAGCCACGTATGGTATGCTCTATACCCCAGAAAATTAAGTATGCAATGGGCCCTATATGTTGGCAATTAGA